ATACTTCGCCGGTTGAGTCCCCTCTTTATCTTTAACGTCTTTGTCCTGTTTTACTTCATTGATCTGTTTAACTAGGTCAGAGAATGTCTGCATTGTTTCTTCCTCTTGATATTCTGCCTTTAACGCTTTAGGTAATTTACCTTGTGAGACAAGAGTATTGATATATTTGGTAAGTGATTTTGGTTCCACGTTCATTTCAAGAGCAGCTTGCATAGCAAGAGCGCCAGGTGTCATTCTTCTACCACGATCTTTTGACATCAATGATGCATATCTTTTCATTGCCGCTTTATATCTTTTAGGATGTACTAAACTATCTATCTTGTCAATAAGTTTACCGATAGCACTTCTGTGAGGAAAATAAGAAGAAAGGTCATCTGTAAGTTCAACTTCCTCTTGGAACCTTAGAATCATTTTCTTTAATTCACCCTTTCTGGGATCAAATATAGCATCTCCAATCTGGTTGCCATCCTTATCTACTTCAAACCCATACCAATCTCTACGATCTTTATAGATGATATAGTGCTTCTTACCAATCTTTTCAGAGTCATCTGGATATCCAGCATCACGTTTCTCACGCAATCGTGGTTCTCTACGATTATCAGATGGTTTCTCCATGCGTAGGTTCTTTGGTTCATTGTTCAGTGGATTGTTGTCTCTATGTCCAACATCCATACCCTTAACTGCCTTGTCACCCATTGCCCTACGAGCCTTATTCCTTGAAGAACGACGAGCAATCTGTTCTGGTGTTCCTTGATAGTTCGCATACTCTTTCTTGTAGTTGCGTTCTGCTATATCATGCAACCATGCCTTATGTACCTTACCGTCCTCTACCATGTAGGAGAGATAATTAGTGCCTTTGCGAACAACCTCACCTGTACCATGTTCTGTCTCTATGGACTCACCTACGTTCCAGATTTTACCTGTGAGATACGCATCTCGCAATGAGTCATAGTCATCACCCATTTCACGATCTTCACGAATACCCATGCCCTTTCGGACTGCGAGGTAGTATTTCTTCTTTTCAACATCATTCAATGTGTCGGGTATACCCTTTTTGAATTCATCAAACTTACCATTTGATGCTGCTGCACGGAGTTTGCTTGCAGACATCCCGGCGACTCCTTCAGCATCAGGATCACGTTCTCCTGCGCTAACTACCTTTACAGAATTAAATTTGAATAACTGATTACCTTTTTTGTCTGGTGCATCATTATATCTCTGTAATAGGGCATCGAACTCTTTTACTCTATCGCTTCCCGCCACAAGAATTAAATTTTTATAACCATCCTTGTATAGTTTCTCAGCAATGTTGATGACAGTCTTAGCCGTATTATCTACAATAATGTTCTTCTTGTACTTGGGGAACATCTTCCTCATCCACGCAATTTTCAAAGAGTGCTTTAGGGGGTCTTTGGGTCCAGTGGTATGTGAAGGATATATGAAGAATGGATTGCCCTTTGCTACAGAAGCAATTTTTTCAATAACGGCCTCATGACCAATCGTACTTGGATTGAATCGCCCGAATCCAAATACAACAGTTTCTTTAGCCTCCGTGATATCTCTAAAACTACGCATCATCCTTCCTCATTGCTTCCCGTGCTTTTTTAATTCTTTCAACTTCATTTGCTCTAAGTTTCATTGCTGCTTTTTTAGAAAACTTATCAATCTTCTTACCATACTTCTGCATGATCTGTTGATCAATTGCAACTCTTCGTTGAACTGGTTGATTTTTATAATTGGGAAAGAACTTGTCTCTGTATTTCTGTATTAATTTTTTACGAGCAATCATTAATAGTTTAGCAGGGTCACGCATCCTGAGTGCGTTACGTTTCTTCTTCATCTGAAATGCGGGGGACTTTTGGAGTTTTGCCATACGACGAGCAAGTTTTTTACGTTGTGTTACGCTGACAACACCCTCGTATAATTCTAGAAATGTTTTCATCTGATGTTCCTCCGATTTAACTCCCAGTTTTTTATCTGCTGCTTTGGCACCCTTTTGTATTTTGTCTTGTGCTTCTTTACCCATCGCAACCATCTTTGCCTTTACTTTTTTACCCGCCTCTGTCTCTCCTGCCTTTTTCAATCCAGTATATGCAAGTGCAAGACCCAAACCAGTACCGCCGGACATCCAAATTGGTAATCCACCAGTTGCAAGTCCTGCCCCTAATAAACCCATACTTTTCACACCAGCTGGGGTGTTTATTAAATCAGCAAATCCTACATTACCAGCAAGGCCACCTGCAATAAGGGATACGTCATAATCAGATTCAATATCACCAGAAAAACTCATCTTTAACCATTGATAAGTTGCTATACCAGCAATTGCTGCCCCTCCTACTTTTTTTAAGGTGGGGTGTTTGTCCATAAATTCATCAACTTTTATCACACCCTTTTCTAATTGTTTAAAGGCAGGAGTATCAGATACTACTGCACCACCAATATCCAGTGTCTTACCAACACCTCTGGACATACCTTGTACAGTTTTTGCCGCAGCACTTACAGAACCGCCTAATGCATTGACTGTGTTATATACGCTGGGTTCCTTGAACGCTTTAGTGACTAATTTAGCATCTACACCAACACTCTTCACCACGCTATCAACGTGTGACTTCAAATCTTTAAGTGCTGCTTGTGTTTTTTCCTTAGAGAAAAGACCTTTTGTCTTGTCCTTTAAGTCGGGTTTTTTATCTTTATCGCCACCCTCTTTTTCCCTTGCATTTTTAGACTTATCTGAGTTGGGATGGTCCTTCATATATTGGCTTTGTTCAGCCGGGGTCATGTCAGACCACCAATCTTCAGCAAGGGTTTCTTCGTTTAGATTGTGATAATTCTCTCCAATATAATCTAAAAGACCACAATAGGTTTCGTATGGTATATACGATGAAGTAGTTTCATCAATATGGGTAGAAGTGTAATTTTTAAACGTTTTCATTTATCCCATGCCTTTACTGCAGTGAAGTTGTTAAACGAGAACTCCATACGGTCCACTAGTTTAACTGCACCACCACTTATTCTGTCAATAGCAACATATCCTTCGGGATTTGTCACCTTAAATCCATTTGAGGTCTTAATAAAAGTATCGGTCAAACCCTTTACACTATTTAGTTTCTTAACGATTTGCATCTTCGCATCAACCAATAAGTTCTGAAAAGTGATGATTTGTGTTAGATTTTGAGTGTGTTTCTTGACTTCACGCACATATTCCCTCTGCATATCAGTGTATTTCTTCTTGCCCTTGTCACTCTTAACCTTGTCAATCTGTTTCTGGATAGAGTCAAACACCCACTTCTCATAACCCTTTGCATGTGCGGCAGGATTACTAATCTTCTCACCCGCACGAACCTTTGAGTTGTTATAGGTCATGAGTGATGCACCAGCAATCGCACCCGTCATACCGTTCTGCACAGTAAGGAACTTACGCAACCCATTCGCATTGATCTTATTGAAAGTTTTACCAACTTGTGATAGTATAGCAGTGATTTGTTCTGTCTCTTTAGCAGTAAATGTTGCCTTACCAGATGCGTCCTTATAGGTTGCATCATCCATCCAAACGCTTGATGGGGTTTTTAACCCCTTAATATCTGCACCAAATGATGCTTTCATACCCTGTAGGGTGTCGCCTGTATATGTGGTGTGCCAGACAATACCAACCTTTGCACGTTTGATAGTCTTACCTAATACGCTATCAACAGGTATAGCATAGACAATAGTGTTAGGCTGAAAAGTATAATACTTGACGCCATCGATAGTCTCTGTTTCCACATCGTCAGTGAACATGAGGTCACCCTGCAGTACCCCCTTGATACCCAACTTAGAAAACTCTTTAAGTGCAACTTTAAACTTTTCATTTAATGCTCCAGATAAATCATCATCAATTTCTTTTGTGGTCTTGTATAATTTGGGTGAGACGTTGAACACAGATTTCTTGGCCACAAAAAAGTCACCTGTCTCTGGTTCAACACCAGCGAAGATTGCTGGCGCACCGTCCCACTTAACCGTCATGTTTACACTAGAACGTGCAGAACCCGCTAACATATCTCGCAGAGAACGCAGAAAGTTAAGTGCAGCTCTACCACCATCAACACCATAGTTGAGGATTTCATCCTCTAGATGTTCTAGGTGAAGGTTCTTACCACCCTTGTCTTCTGCAAGAAAAGATTCAAAAGACATTTTAGGACCAGAGGTCTTGAAATCTTTCTTACGCATAACAGTTTTTGCCACCAACTCCAACTCATTTCCTTTGAGGTTGAGGACAAATGGCATATTGATATTTGTCCTCATGTCATTGATAACAGCCTCTGCATCAGGACCAAGTTTTGCAATCTTCTTACCATACTTGGAATAAGACTGTTTGAATAAACGAGTTAGTTCAGCAGGAGTAATCTGTTTTTTATTACGAGCATCATTCAC